AGTCCAGTCTGTTTATTCTTTTGAATTTTAGTGGGGTGAGCCACAAGAAAACAATGTACGTTGTTTCTTTCACAGAAAGTTGATAGAATATCTAATTGCTTGCTTACATAATGAGTGGAATCTTCGTTGTGTTCAAGTTTATTCCAAGCATCAATTACAAAAGCATTAACTCCGTACTTACGAATTAAACTTTTTACCATTCTTAAAATATCTTCAAGTTTAAAGTCTGTTTCGGGCTTAATAAAGTAAAAATTTTTAGAGAAGTAATCTTTAGCCAAGTCAAGTTCCATTTTTGACATTCGATATGTGCCATCAAAAGGCTTTCCTATTAGCTTTTCTGCAAACTTGCTAAAATGTAGTTGTAAAGGATAATTTTCGGGGCTATATAAACCAAACTTCCAACCTGCACGAATATTTAATGAAGCACAAAGAAAATCTAATACCTCGGACTTTCCGTGGTTTGGTATTCCTGTAATAGTAGTTATGTAGCCTAAATGGAATCTAAGATTTTCGTCAAAATTTTCTAATCCTATTGTTTCTCCTTTAGGTAATCCGTTATTGTAGTAATCGTCAATATCTCCATTAATATCTGTACTGGTAAAAACACCTACCAAGGGATAATCTGTTTTGGCTGTAAGACTTTCTAATATACCATCCATTCCGTACTTAACCAAACATTCATTGGCATCTTTGCAATCCTTGAATGATACCTTGGCACAATTCTCTACCCCTAATCTTCTTGCAAATTCATCTCTTAAACTATTTCCTGCTTGGTCGTTATCCAAGGCAAGTATAAATTTTGTATCTTCTTTAAACCAATCAATACAATTATCAAGGTAGGTTAAATTGTTTCTACCTATTGTTGCTCCATTGGGTACGCTAATAACATTTTCAATCCCACATTCAATTAAAGTTAAGCAATCAATTTCACCTTCAACAATTATTATTTCTTTTTGGTCTTTTACTGCATCCAAATTATAAAAAATCAACTCAGCATCTTTTGCTAACTTAAATTGTTTGTTGCCAGTGCGATATTTTACGTTTATCAATTCACCATCTCTAAAATAGTTAAATTGTACGGTGTTGATGTTTCCATTTGTTTGTGGCATCCATTCTAATCCCTCTGTAATCTTTGCCTTTAATAATGTTTTTTGGCTAATCTTCCTTGTTTCAAACCACTTAACCAACTTTTCAGATAGTGTTGTTTCGTTTTTCCAAATAGGTCGTTTATATTCAATCCTTTGGTAATTGTTTTCTAATTTCTCTAACTTCTTGTAAAAAGCCTTCCCACAATGAGAGCAACTGCCTACTTCCTTTGTTGCGTTGTAGCTAAAGCATTTATCTTTTGACTTTTTACGTTCGTGAGAACAAGCTGGGCAAGTCTGTTTGTTTTCGCCACCTTTGGAAATATCAATTTGATATTCACGCTTTGATTCCTTTTCTATTACTGCTATTGTCATAATTAATGTACCATTGGTCTTTCGGTTGTTTTACTTTTTTCTGCTTGTTCTTTTTGAAGCCATTTTTTGGCGGTATAGTACAAACTTACATAACTTGTATTTTTTTTGTAGTTTTCTATTGATTCCAATACATCGTCAATCTGTTGTTTGGTGTAACCTGCTAAATTTAGTTTATGTACTTCTTCAACTGAAATAGATAAGTGGGAGAAAAATTTATAAATTTCTCTATTGTTTATAGGTTTATTAGTTTCATTGTTTAATAGTTTATTTAAGTTCCCTTTCTGTTCTTTATTCTGTTCCTCTTCTGTTCTTAGTTTTATTCCTGTTTTATTCTTAGTTTTATTCTCTAAATTAAGAATAAAAACTTTAGGTTTTTTTGAGTTTTTTATCCCCTTAGTATATTCAATTAACTTTTCATTGTGGAGTGTTTCCATACAAGCATAAAAAGTATTTTTTGAAATAGCTGCAGTTTGACAAACATATTCAAAATGGCACACAAAAGGATTTAACCAGTTAAGATTATTGCAGTAATTTAATAGAGCAAAATATGTCGCTATTTCACTTGATGAAAATTGTTTATCCTCAGCAATTTTCCAAAATCCATTAATTTGGGATATGTAATTCATAATTTATTTAAAAACTGTTCTTAATAATGCAATTGTTTGTGATAGTTTTTTGTTAGTTTCTTCAAGTTCTTCTAAACTTAAATCTTTAACAATTGCACAAGGCGTAGAATCCTCAATGGTTATCTCTTTCCCTGAGCCTAATTTAATTGATACTTTAAAATTGTCATTGTTGTCAATGTTCCAAGTAATATCTTCCATAATGTTCTAAAACGCAAAAACCTCAATAAACTTGTAGGAGAAGTCTATCGAGGTTTGCGTATATCGGTGTTGCCACCTTTATTTTGTTTAGTTGTCTCCTACACAACTATTAATTGTAAATTTTAAGAACGGTTTTGCAAGATTACGGATTATTTTTTTAATCTGCAAATGAATTTACTTTTGTTTTTCTCATCGCAAAAAATCCCTTTAACTCAGGATGTTCACTTTCGTACAACCTCGCATAGTAAGGAGTATAATTGTTGTTTACCTTAAATCCATCCTTTTTGATTTCATCGTGCTTTGTGAACCTTACAATGTGCAGAACTCCATCGGATGAATACTTCTTAAATCCTCTGTTTATTAGCTGAGATATTACTTCTTTGTAGAACTCATAAACCTTTGGATATTTGGTATGATAATCAATAAATTTTTGTGGTAGTGTTTCCATAATTAAAAATTGTTAGTAGCAGTTGGAAATTCATCTCTTATGGTATCAAACTTTAACATCTTTATAGATTGATTTTTTACAAATACATTCCAAGCCTTAATAATTAAGGCCATTTTTAATGTTGGTGGCATTTTTCGTGGGGACATTTTATCTTGCATTAATTTATTTCTTAGCATATTTACAACCTCATTTTCAATGGCTACTCCAGTTGTTAATTGTTTCATAAATTCATCTGCTTTATCTTTATTTATTTTTACAAATAAAGCATAGAATCCTCCTATAAATGATGGAGGCAATATTTTTGCAAATGATAAATACCAATTATGTGATTGTCTTGCTACATTTTGCCAAAAGTTTTCATCTAAAAAATACTGATTAAGCAAGTCTGCATTTGTATTTCTAACTTTATGTGTATTTGGTTTATGCCCATTATTCAACAAATTATACATTGATATTATTGCAGGTATGGAGTTTTCGTGTTTAATATTTTTTACCTTAAATGTATCTGTTGCATTTCTCGTTGAACCAGTGTCTAATACATCAAATACTGTATCTTCTAATCCAATGGCAAAGTGTAGATATAAAGAAACATTAGCTTTAATAATTGCCATTAATCTATGTTGCCCATCTAATATTACTCCCGTTTTTGATATTTTAATCAACTCAGCAGTATCTTCTTTCCATTTGCCATTTGCCATATCATTAGCATATCGATATACAACTGGAGCCTTAACTCTTCTGTTAAATACATTAGCTTCCAAGTATTGCTTTGCAATTGTTGGTGTAATTAATTGTTTTTTAAATTCTATCATTTTGATTGTTTTTTTAGTTTATAATTAATAATTAATTGTTTGTTGTTCTTCTGCGTTTGGTAGTGTTATTCCAAGAAAGTCTTTGGCCCAAGTAATAAGGCTGTCAATAAAATCAATAAACTCTGATTTGGTTAAGGTGGTTGTTGATCCAATTTTGTCATAAGGCTCAACTTTTTCAATGACGTGAATTTCGCCAGTGCTAACATCAACATAAATTCCATCCTCCAAAGCTAAAATTACTGATTTACCATTTACAATGGATATAAAGCGTTTTAATTTGAGAAACTTATATTTTACAAGTTCGTGCATTTCATCCTTGCTATGGCCTAATTCTTTCGATAAAATGTCGATATAAACCCAATAGAGTTTATTCTGTTGCAAACTTCTTGAACTTCTTTGCTTTTCAATAGTTATTACTACTCTTTTACCCTCCAAGTGTGCTAATTCTTGGAGGATATTTTGAGTAGTGTTTTTTTGCAACTTACCATCTTTAACGGTGCTGAAAAAAGTTGATTTCATTACTTGATTTGAATGTTTTGATTAATCTGCAATCTTGCACCGATAACTACCTCACCTTTCTTAATTGCTTCTTTGATTGCAGTTTTGTCAATTGTGTAAGTTGTTTTTTCCTTTAAAAATTGTGCAGGAATATCAGCCTCATTATCAATTTCAACTGATTCTGATTTGCGAAAAGATATTTTTAAGGTAGGAGTTTCTAACTTGTTAATCTGATACAATTGCATTGCATTACTTACAGTTGTTTCTAATCTCTCAATAGTTCTAAGCCTCGCCTTTTTAAGTTCGCCTAATCGCTTTATTTCGGCATCAATGATTAATACATCGGATTCCATTTGCTTAACAACAAATCCGTAGCCCCTTGCTTTTTGTTCAAGTTGGTCCTGGTTGATTGTTAATTGCAATTCGAGTTCGGGAGAACATTCTCCTCCCGATTCGATTAGTTGATTTGCAAGGTTTAAATACTCTTGCTCTATTTGGTAAATATTCAAGTTGCTCATTTTACAAAGTTGTTAAAAGGGTTTCTACTTCTTTTGATAGTCTGTATTTGGCTTTGATTTTATCAATTGTGCCATCGCCTTGCAACCATTCCTTTGCCTTTGCAAATTGCTCACTATCTTTATTGAGCCATGCCTTTTCAATTTGTGCCGGTTGTGGTGTTGGATTACTTGCTTTGTTTCCATCGTCATCTTCTGCTCCAACATTTACCAAAGATTGCAAACCGTATCTTCTTGCATAGGTTATTCCTGATCCTTGCGATTGAGCATCGTTTTGTTTGCTGTAAATGATTTCTGTTAGTGCTTCGATACTTTCTCCACTTTCGTGCAAAAGGATTGTTTTAATGAAGTTTTTGCCATCAATAAAGGCAGTTGGCTGAAGTACCACAATACCATTGTCGTTAAGGTGTGGCATACATGCTTCCCGGATAGAGTTAAGGTCAGCGTAGGTAGAGCGGAAAAATGGATTTTTAGCATCTTTTTTTGCTGTTCCCATTTCTTTTTGAGCCTTTAATAAGGCAGTTGCGATTAGTTTCATAGTTTTGTTTTTAGTTGATTTTCCAAATTTCAATAGTGTTGTAATACTTATCTTTGTGTTCTCTACCCCTGATATTGATGTGGGCAGTTACTTCTTGACCTACTGAATAATTATCAAATAGGTTGTTTTTAGCGTTAGAAACTTGGCAACTTATCTTTTGCGGATATTCGCCAGATGTTTCGATTACAATTTCTCTCTTAGAGAATTTATCGGAGATATACTCTATATCTCCGATTTTTACAAT